TAGTTATAAATGGTGGGAGTTTAGTAAATGGTTTACACGAACAACTATCGTAATCAGGCTAACAGTCAGTTAATGCAACTAACACCCAAGCAATCCGAGGCAATGGACTTGCTAGAATCGGGTAAATTCAATTTCATTCTTTACGGTGGCGCAATTCGGGGCGGTAAATCAGTTTGGGGACTATCCGCTTTATTAGTTCTTTGTACAATCTACCCTAAGTCACGATGGTGTATTATTCGTGAGGATATGGAAAAGATAAGAACTACCACTATTCCATCTTTCAATAAATTACAGCCAAGCGGAGTACTAAAACAATCCCCATACGAATACACCCACCCAAACGGTTCAGTTATTCTATTTAAGTCAGAAAGCTACGACAGGGACAAGGATTTAGATTGGATGAAAGGATTGGAGGTAAACGGCTTTTTGTTCGAGGAGATAAACGAGTGCCAAGAACAAACATTTTACAAGGCTTTTGAGCGTGCAGGAGCGTGGATAATTGACGGAATAAAGATTGAAGAACAGCCTAAACCAATTATACTAGCAACGTGCAATCCTACTTTCGGATGGGTAAAGAAAGTTATTTACGACAAATGGAAAACCAAAACTTTGCCCGATACGTGGAATTATGTTCCCGCTAAGATAACCGATAACCCACACCTTCCACAAGCGTACATCGACAACCTTAATAATATGCCTCGCTATCAATACGAGGTTTTTGTGTTAGGTAATTGGGACATATCGCTAAAGGTTGGAGGCGAGTTTTACAAGTGTTTTGAGTTAGAACAGCACGTAGCACCGGTGAAGTACAAACCGGAACTGCCACTACACATTAGTTGGGACGATAACGTAAATCCTTATTTACCTTGCGGGATATTTCAGATTGAAGGAAAGGAAATTAGAATGATTGACGAAATTGCAGGTATAAACCCAAACAACACAGTAAAAGCTGTTTGTGCTGAAATAGTACGAAAGTATAACACCCATACCTCCGGAATGTTTGTGTATGGCGATGCAACAGCCCAAAAAGAGGACACAAAGCTAGAGAAGGGACACAATTTTTACAAGATAATACTTGACTACCTAGCGCAATTCCGACCGGTAAGCCGAGTTCTAAAAAGCAATCCATCCGTAGTAATGCGGGGTAATTGGATTAACACAGTCCTAGAAAAGCAATTAGGCGGTGTGAGAGTTGTAATAGGTGAGCATTGTAGATTAGCAATTAACGACCTTATTTTATTAAAGGAAGCAGCCGACGGAACAAAGAATAAAGAAATGGATACCGACCCGAAAACAAAAGTAAGGTATCAAAAATACGGACACTTCACGGACTTATTCGACTATGTAATGTGCTCTGCTTTTTCGCATGAGTTTGCGCTTTATCAGTCCAATAACTTTATTGGAAATGTGGCAACAGGTCGAAACGTAGATTCCAAAGAAAGATTCTAAAATTTAGTTACAAAATTAATTAACTTACCTCAAAGCAAAGTAATTTTGCGGGTATGGGTAGATTCCTTTTCAATACAGATTACGAAAGTATAATTCAAGACATAGACCTAGACCAATTAACTGAAAGCAACAATCAGAATTTAATTGATTCAGAGGTTAAGGCAATAAGCCGTATGCGCACCAAATTAGTTCAGCGATATGTTGTTGATATTGAGTTGGCCGGAAATGACGCTTATTCAGCATCGAAGCATTACCGATTAGGTGAACGAATTTTAAGCACCACTATTTACCACGTAAAAACCACGTTCAAAGTTTGGGACAAAACCAAGGCTTATGTAATTGGGGATATTGTGACGGACACAGATTACTACGTTTACACTTGCACAGCCGATAACACTTCCAAAGAATTAACCGATACCGATTTTTGGGAACCAATGATTAATGTAATTAACACCAACACTACTTATTGGGTTAATGCAGACAACCGCTATCCAATGTTTATTGAATTGGCGATGGATATGGCTTTATTTAATGCTTTTTCAAGAATAAACCCAAGAAATATACCGGACTTACGAATAGAAAGAAACAGAGAAGCACTCGACCAATTGGATAGATGGGCAAGCGGAACAGACACCGCAGAGGTATTGAATGTGTTATCACCCGAAGGTCAAGGCGTTTCTATTATTTGGGGCGCAAGTTCTGAAAAGCAAACTAACAATTTCATGTAATGGCTTGGAAAGATTATTTACCGGAGTTTTTAAATTTTGACAAAACAAAGCCAAAGGCAGCCAATGTAACTAAGTACATTGAGATACCGCAGCAGTTACAGCGTGTTCGTGCTGATGCTCAAAAGTTCCAAATTGCATTACAGGCAGCAGAAAGCCCAATGTATCCTAATAGGTTTTTATTATGCCAAGTTTACCAACAAATTGTTTTAGATGGTCAAGTTGAAGCGGGGATGCTGCAAAGAAAATCAAAAGTACTTGCGCAAAAGTTCAATGTACTAAACGCAGCCGGTGAAATTGATGTTGATAAAACTAAACTGTTGAATCAGAAATGGTTTTACGACTTCATGAATCTAGGACTCGACTCTATATTTTGGGGTTATTCATTAATTCAGTTTTCGGATGTTGTAAACGATAAATTTGAATCGGTTACATTGGTGCCACGAATATACGTTGTGCCGGAAAAGGGAATAGTAAGAAACAACACCGCTACCGTAACAGATGGGGTTCACTATAACGAACTACCTTACTCAAATTGGTGCTTAGGCATAGGACAGACTACCAACCTAGGCATATTAATGAAACTTGCTCCTTACGTTATTTGGAAGAAAAACGCAATGTTTGCGTGGAGTGAGTTTGCAGAAATATTCGGTTCTCCGATACGATTAGGCAAAACAAATGTTAGGGACGAACAAACCCGCAAGAACATGGAAAACGCGCTGAAGAATATGAGCGTAGCAACATGGGCGGTAATGGATTTGGAGGATGAAATCGACCTAGCGCAAGCAAGCAATACGGACGCTTACCAAGTATTTAACGAATTAGTCGAAAGGTGTAATACTGAAATTTCTAAAATTATCCTAGGTCAAACAGGAACAACAGACGAAAAGGCTTATTCCGGTTCGTCAAAGGTTCACGAAGATGTAAGTAAGATAATTGCAAAACAGGACATTCTAAACGCTCAATTTTGGATTAACGACCAATTGTTTCCAATGATGATAAAGTTGGGATTTGATTTGTCGGGCTATTCGTTTGAGTTTGATTTATCGGAAAGTGTTTCATTGGTTGATAAGGCTAAAATTGACGCTTCATTCATGCCTTACTTTAAGTTCAACAAAGAGTATTTAGAAAAGACTTACGGAGTTGAGTTAGATGGTGAGGTTGAAGATAACACAGCCACCAAAGTGGATAAGAAGTTAAAAAACCTATACAAGTAATGTGCTTAGTATGTGGATTTTCAAATATAGCAAAAGAGGAGGAGCCGCCTGTTCCGTTTGATGAAAACGACGCAAACAGGGTAATTAACGAAATTTGGATAGGTCAAGTAACAACAGCAAACTTACCGCCATCGATGTATTACAAAACTGCGGGATATTTGAATGATGGAGTAAAGAAAGGATTTGAGCAAGGTTTAAAGGCGGAGTTGATAAGTGTTGAGTTTAACAGTCCTGACTTGCTAATGTTACAGGACTTGACAGAAAATATTTACATTTTTTCGGGGGCAAAAACCTATCAAAATGTAAGAGCAATGAGTGATTTGTTGGCGCAGCCGGAATTAAAGAGTTCTTTTTATAAGTTTAAGGACGAGGCATTAAAAGTGTTTAGCGATTACAATGTGGACTATTTGCAAGCCGAATACCAAACAAGTTTAGCAAGTTCGCGAATGGCTGCTGAATGGAATAGAATTGTTGCTGATGCGGATTTATTACCCTTGTTAGAATACGATACCGTTGGAGATGGGAGAGTAAGACCAACACACGCTGCACTCGATAAGATATGCAGACCGGTTAATGACAAGTTTTGGACTAATTACTATCCCCCTAACGGATGGCGGTGTACATGCTCCGTAAGGCAAATAAC